AATCTGATTGACTTTAACGATATGATTCATCAGTTTATAAATGAGGCAGAAAAATGTCCAGAATTTGACACTATCTTTGTTGACGAAGCTCAAGACTTATCAAAGCTACAATGGAAAATGTTTGAAGTTTTAAAACAAAAATCAAAACATATTTATTTAGCAGGTGATGATGACCAAGCAATTTTTAGTTGGGCAGGTGCTGATGTAGATAGTTTTATAGATGTGAAAGCAGATAAAGAAATAATACTAAATAAATCAAGACGTATTCCAAAGAACGTACAAACCTATGCATTACAAATCATAGACAGGATACAAGGTAAAAAAGTAGCCAAGAATTATAAGGCAAGAGAAGTTGATGGTAAAGTAGAAAAGATTAGTGATTTATCACAAATTAATATAAAAGAAGGTAAGTGGTTGATTCTTGCAAGAACAGGATCAAGATTAAGAAATATAATGGATGAATTAAAGAGACGTGGAATTTACTGTGCTACTAAAAAAGAAAAAAGTTTTAGTGAAAAATTATACAGAACTATTTTATTATATCAACGTTGGTGTAAAGGAGAACCATTAGAAGAACATCACATGAAAGAGATAAAAGAATACACTGGTGAAGAACAATTAGATAAAGATATACCTTGGTTTGATTCTTTTGTTGCTGCTAAGTATGAAGATAAATTAAACATAAGAAATTTATTATCTAACGGTGAAAAGTTAAGTGATAAACCTAGAGTCTTTTTATCTACAATACATTCTATTAAAGGTGGTGAGGAAGAAAACGTTATTGTTGCTTTAGATTTAGCGCATAAGATTAGAAAAGCTTTGCAAAGAAGTCAAGCAAAAAGAGACGAAGAGCATAGAGTATTTTATGTTGCTTACACAAGAGCAGCACAAAATTTATATTTATTAAAATCAAAAATAGAAAGAAAGGGTTATCAAGTATGACAGATGATAGTATATTTAAAGATCTAGCACCGCAAGATAAGCAGATAGGAGGCAAGCATTATAAATCTTTTTACATTCAGCCTTATGAGTTTATTTCAAAAAATAATCTCTCGTTCTTCCAGGGGAACGTTGTGAAATATGTTTGTAGATATCTTACAAAAAATGGTATAGAAGACTTAGAAAAGATTATACATTATTGTGAATTGGAAATTAAAAAAATGAAAGATTTAAAAAATAAATGATAGAATATAAAACACCATTAGATAGTTTTATTGGTGGTTGGATTATAAATAAAGAAATTTGTGAAGACTTAATTAAATTTTTTAAAAAAAATAAAAAAAGACAGATAGACGGAAAGGTTAGTGGAGTGAGGCCAAATCTAATAGACCATGAAATTAAAAAAAGTATTGATTTATCTTTACACGGATCGGACTCTGCCTTTAAATCTTACAACGAACAACTTCAAATATGTTTAAATAAATACATGGATAGATATCCTGAAGTATTTAATGATTATGCTAAGTTTAATTCAACCATAGAAAATTATAACATACAAAAATATGATCCTAATGAAGGGTTTTATAAGTGGCATTGTGAAAGAAACAATGGACAGTCTAAACGTTGCCTTGTCTTTATGACTTATCTTAATGATGTTAATAAAGGTGGTACAGAATTTAAATATCAAAAACTAACCACTATCGCAAAATGCGGATTGACTTTAATTTGGCCTACAGATTTTACCCATATGCACCGTGGAGAAATTAGTGAAGATGAAACTAAATACATTATAACCGGATGGTATAATTATGAGTAAGGATAAACAATGAAAGTACCTTTATTTACAGCACAGACTGAATGGATAGAACCTGAAGAGTATCCAGATTTACGTCCATACGATGAAATAGCAATTGACTTAGAAACTAGAGATCCTGATTTAAAAACAATGGGATCTGGTTCTGTTATTGGTAATGGTGAAGTTGTTGGTATTGCTGTGGCTGTACCAGGCCGTAAATATTATTTCCCTATTGCTCATGGCTCAGGGCCAAACATGGAACGAAAGAAAACTTTAGAATGGTTTAAAGATATTTTAGCTTCTGAGGCTATAAAAATATTTCATAATGCAATGTATGACGTGTGTTGGATAAGATCTATGGGTTTTAAAATTAATGGTTTAATCGTAGATACAATGATAGCAGCATCATTGATTGATGAAAATAGATTTAGATATGATTTAAATAGTTTATCTTGGGACTATCTTGGACATGGTAAGAATGAAGTTGCATTAAATGAAGAAGCAAAGTCTAGAGGACTAGATCCTAAATCTGAAATGTGGAAACTACCTGCAATGTATGTTGGATCTTATGCAGAGAAAGATGCTGAGTTAACTTTAGAACTTTGGCAAATATTTAAAAAAGAAATTATACACCAAGACATCGAATCTATATTTAATCTTGAGACTGATCTTTTCCCTTGTCTTGTTGATATGCGCTTTTTGGGAGTTCGGGTAGACTCAAATAGAGCCGCTCTCCTAAAGCAAGAACTAGAAACAGAAGAGAAGAAATTACTATCATCAATAAGTAAAGAAACCACAATAGAGCCTCAGATATGGGCTGCCAGAAGTATTGCAAAAGTATTTGATAAGCTTTCTTTACCATATGAACGTACTGTTAAAACTAATTCTCCTTCCTTTACTAAAAACTTTTTACAAGAACACAAACATCCTGTTGTAAAAATGATAGCAAGAGCTCGTGAAATAAATAAAGCTCATACTACATTTATAGATACCATATTAAGATATGAACATAAAGGGAGAATACACGCTGATATTAATCAAATAAGATCCGATCAAGGTGGTACAGTTACAGGTAGGTTTAGTTATTCAAATCCTAATTTACAACAACTACCAGCAAGAAATAAGGATCTTGGACCAATGATTAGATCTTTGTTTTTACCTGATGAAGGTAGAACGTGGGGATGTTTTGATTACTCACAACAAGAACCAAGATTGGTAGTTCATTATGCATCTCTTTATAAATTCCCATCAGTCAATGATGTTATAGATAATTATGAAAATGATGCAGCTGCAGACTTTCATCAAACCGTTGCAGATATGGCTGAGATACCAAGGACCCAGGCCAAAACAATTAACTTAGGTTTATTTTATGGTATGGGTAAAGCTAAACTACAAGCAGAGCTGGGTGTATCAAAAAATAAAGCTGCAGAATTATTTGATCAGTATCACGCTAAAGTTCCATTCGTAAAACAAATTATGAACGCTGCATCTAACAGAGCTCAGGAACGAGGACAGATAAGAACATTACTAGGTAGATTGTGTAGGTTTCATTTATGGGAACCGAATCAGTTTGGTATGCACAAAGCATTGCCTCATGAAGAAGCGTTAAGGGAACATGGACCAGGAATTAAAAGAGCATACACATACAAAGCATTAAATAAATTAATACAAGGATCAGCAGCAGACATGACTAAGAAAGCAATGTTAGATTTATATAAGGAAGGCATTGTAGCGCACATACAAATACATGATGAACTGTGTATTTCCGTTGAGTCCCCAGCACAAGCTAAGAAAATTGTTGAAGTAATGGAGAATGCTGTTAATCTAGAGGTCCCCAACAAGGTAGACTATGAAAAAGGAAATACTTGGGGTGATATATATGGATAAATTATGGCATATCTTAACGCAAACATACCACCAATGTACGCACAAATTAGGCGAGAATATTTGTACGATCTCAAAAAACATCACGGTGAAGTCGAGGAATGTATTGTCTTCGGTATCACATCGATGGGCGGCCGGGCTATCCTCTGGCATGCAATTATGGAGAACGGTGCTATTTTCTACCGTCTCCCGTTATCTGCATTCATTCAAAGAGGTTTTAAGGCATCAGACGTTCCTAGGTATAGACTTGACGAATTGGAGTTATGGAATTCTTTCAGTTACTATCCTACTGTTACTTCTTGGAATATTCTAAGCGCAGCTTCAGGCAAATACATTGGCAAAGATAAGAAGTGGCATCACGGTTCTTATTTATTTACGATTGACTGGGCTCACCCAGATGGTAATATGCTCGACACCGATCATTCGGAAATACCGCACGAACATAAGTGCGCACACATAATTGCTCTCGATGATGGTAATTATGCAGCACAAC